TATTATGGTAGTGAAGTTACGTTATACTATCCTGGGCTTTACGCTGGGTCTACTGACTTGGTTTGTATACACAATGGTAAAGATACTGTTGTAGACTTTAAACAATCAAATAGACCAAAGAGACAAGAGTGGATAGGAGATTATTATCTGCAGATAGCAGCATATGCCATGGCACATGACTACGTTCATGGGTCACAAATAGAGCAGGGTATAATTATGGTATGTACTCCTGACTTATATTACCAGGAGTTTGTTATAAATGGGGCAGAATTAAGGCAAGCTAAACATAGGTTTTTAAAAAGATTGGGTATGTATCATGACCTAATTTATGATGAAAAAGAGCAAGCAAACGTTAAAATGAAAGAGGAGGACTTTAAATGAACGATAGGTTGTTTATAACGCTTCTAAAGAGATACGAAGCTGAAATTGAAGATGCACGTTATAAAATACGGTGCATTGAAGACCATAATATGGTGATACCAGAACACGTTGATATTACCGGAGAGGTGGACAAATTGCTTGGTAAAATAGGTAAAGCAGAAGAAAAGTTGTCCGTAATGAGGAAATATTATGGCAAAAAAGAGGCAAAGAATATACTATAAGGGATCTAAAAAGTTTTAAAATTTTTTTTCTAAAATAATTTTGAAAAAAAAGTGTACTTTTGTACTTTTGGTCTAGAAGTGTTGATTTTATTAACTTTAGGGTGGACACTTTTAGGGACACTTTTTGATTAGGTGGACAGAAAATAA